CCTTCCTCAGACGAATCGCAAAAGAGAAGAAAAGCTTATACATAAAACTGAAGGCTACAGAGAGAGCCAACATTTTTGCGGGGACCTCAGATTTTAACCCACATGATGTGACTACATATAATGCTAGTGATATAGTATTGAATGAGTGGGCACAGAGGTTTGTTGAAGACTTTGAAACGAATGTCCGTAAGAAGAAGTTGGAACAAAAGAGAAAAGCGAAGAAGAAGGTGAAGTGATGATTACAGAAATTCAGGCCAAGTATGGCCCATCTCTGCCCAGGAAGGGTAAGAACGGTGACTACTTTGTTACCAGTCAGGACGACCTCGTATATGCTTGGGATAAACAATGGATTCAAGTTAGGGATCTCCAAGTCTGTGACATATACGAACACTATCCCAAAAAGGGTCAGTGTGTGCTGTCAGTAGAACAATAAGCACCGATGAAAATTGCACTAATAGCTGACTCCCACTTTGGAGCCAGAAACGATTCGCAGATATTTTTGAACTACTTTCAAAAATTCTATGACGAAATCTTTTTCCCGTACCTAAAAGACAACGGCATCACAACGATGGTCCATTTCGGTGACGTTGTTGACCGACGGAAGTTTATTAATTTCGTTAGTCTCAACGAGATGAAGTCCATGTTCTTTGATAGGGCACTCAAGGAAGAAATTGACACCCACATACTCATCGGCAACCATGACTGCTACTATAAGACAACCAACGTAATCAACTCCATCAACGAGTTGGTGGGAGACTACGACAACATAACCATCTACTCAGAACCAAAGGAGATGATATTTCAAGGTCCCGCAGGGAACGATACCCATGTGTTGATGATACCTTGGATCAACCCCACCAATTATGCCAAAACGATGAGGATGGTGAAGAAGTCCAAATCTCCAATTGTGTTCGGGCACTTGGAAATCAGAGGCATTGAGATGTACAATGGTGTCATAAACGAGGTCGGGGTTGAGGGTAAGGTCTTCAGTGACTTTGAATTTGTAGCCTCTGGGCATTTCCACCACAAATCCTCACTCAACAATATACACTATCTGGGCAACCCATACCCCATGACTTGGAACGATTACAACGACCCCAGAGGGTTTCACATTTTTGATACCTCTGACAAGTCTATGGAGTTTGTCAGAAACCCATACACCATTTTCAACAAGCTGTGGTATAACGATGAGGACGTAAAGAGTGTCAAGGAGCTACTGAATTTCGATTCAGATAAGTTCAAGGACCTGTATATCAAGGTGATTGTGACTAAGAAGACCAACCCCTACTGGTTCGACCTGTATCTTGACAAGCTATACAACTCGGAAATCGAGAATATCCAAATCGTTGACGACCATTTCAACGTAGATGAGGAAAATGAAGATGACATTACTGATGAACTGGACGACACTATTACTATACTGACCAAGTACATAGATGACATGGACTTGAATATCAACAAGAAAAAACTTGACAATCTTATGAGAAGCCTCTATAATGAAGCTATTAACATAAGTGATACATGATACATTTCCAAGTAATCCGTTTCAAAAATTTCCTGTCCACAGGGAACGCTTTCACAGAGATACATCTTGACAAGCATAACACCACATTGATTGTCGGTGAGAATGGGGCTGGAAAGTCCACCATATTGGATGCCCTAACGTTTGGGTTGTTCGGCAAGCCCTTCAGGAAAGTCAACAAACCACAACTGGTCAACTCGGTCAATCAGAAGGGCACCATGGTCGAGATAGAATTTAGAGTCGGCAAGAAGCAATACATGGTCAAACGGGGCATCAAACCTGCTGTCTTTGAAATTTACGAAAACAGTAAATTATTGAACCAACCCTCTACGACAAAGGACTACCAGAGCATCCTGGAGAGGATGATACTGAAGTTGAACTACAAATCCTTTACGCAAATCGTAATCTTGGGGGTGTCGTCCTTCATACCCTTCATGCAACTCCCTGCTGCCCACAGGAGAGATGTGATTGAAGATTTGTTGGACATTCAAATCTTTACCAGTATGAACGTCCTACTCAAGGAGAAAGTTCAGGAAAATAAGGGGCAGATAAATTACAACACGGTGGAAAGGAAACTGTGTGATGAGAAGGTAGCCCTACAGGAAGATTACATAACTCTCCACAAGGAGAATACCAAAAAACGTGTTGACAAGTATAAGAAGGAAATCAAGAGCCTTGACCGTAAGATAATCACCCACGGAAAGGCCGTTGACAAACTGGGGTCGAATAAGTCAAACATGATGGACACCATCAAAGATGGTACATCTGTCAGCAAGAGGTTAAGGAAATTCCAGAAGTTTGAGCACCAAATCAAAACGAAAATTGCCAACCTCCAAAAGACAATCGAGTTCTACACCGATAATGAAAACTGTCCCACATGCAAACAACAGATTGATGAGAAGCAGAAGGACAAGATTGTCACAAGAAAGACCAAGACACTGGCCGAAAACATGGATGGGTTCGACCAGTTGCAGAAAGAAATCGACATAGTTGCGGATAGGTTAGACCAGATTGCAGAAGTAGAAAAACGGATTGCAGAGGTAGATGAAAAAATTACCAACGAACAGAATGCCATCATCACCCTGACCTCATACAAAAACAGGTTAGTGGATGAAACGGAATCGTTGTGTGTCAACAAGAAGGACTTAACCAAAGCGACCAGTAAGTTGAAGACTCTGGAAAAGGACAAGACAGAACTGAAAAAACAGAAGACGGAGTTGCTTGAGGAAATGTCCCTGTTCAATATCGCTTCGATGTTACTGAAAGACACGGGTATCAAAACGAAAATCATCAAGCAGTACATACCTCTCATGAACAAGTTGATAAACAAGTATCTTGCGTCTATGGATTTTTTCGTGAACTTTGAACTGGATGAAAACTTCAACGAGACTATAAGGAGTCGGCACAGGGATGATTTTTCATATGGCAACTTCAGTGAGGGTGAGAAACAACGTATTGACGTTGCGTTGTTGTTGTGTTGGAGGGCAGTCGCCAAGAAAAAGAATAGCGCATCAACCACCCTACTTATCTTAGATGAGATTTTTGATGCGTCACTGGACGAGAATGGCACAGACGAGTTGATGAAGATTCTCCAAACAATCGGTGAGGGTACCAATATCTTCATCATCAGTCACAAGAAGGACACATTAGTTGATAAGTTCAACAACGTGATACACTTTGAGACCTATAAGAATTTTTCGAGGATACAATGATATACGACCTAGTAAAACCTACTGATGAGATTCTGCATACGCAAACAGAGACTTTTGATTTCAAAGAGCCACCCATTGACCCCATGGAACTCTTTGAAGATATGAAGGAAACGATGATAAAGCATGAGGGGTTGGGTCTTGCGTGTCCTCAAGTAGGATTGCCTTACAGGATGTTTGTGTTTGGGCACCATTTAGATACAGAGAATATTGTTGGTGTGTTCAATCCACAAATCGTTGATATACCTGATGGGGAAAAGTTGAGATACACAGAAGCCTGTTTGACATACCCCGACCTCTACATTGATATCAAACGACCTGATAAGATTCGAGTACGATATACCACCCATGAAGGTGTAACCGACACCATCAAATTTGATGGGTTGACCTCTAGGATTTTCCAACATGAGTATGACCATCTAGAGGGAGTTATGTTTACTAAGGTTGCTACTAAATTTCACCTCCATCGGGCTCAGAAATACCGTAAGCTCATCTTGAGAAAGAGAAAGCGAGTAAAGACTTGACATTTACTAAGAATAGGTGTATAATATTAAAATGACACAAGACCTTTTCTTTTCAGAGACAGAGATGGATGAAATGTACCAGAAATGGCATGACACCCAAACGTTTGAGGCTGTGGATAAAGATGAGATACGGAAGACCGTCGTTGATGACCTCAACAAGATTAACCAAATGTCTGTTGAAGAATATACGTTGTACCAGAAGTGGGAAGAAATACAATTCAAGTACCCCACAGTAAATGATTTGTTTGGTGGTCACAGTCTAAAAAACAAAAGACAAATCAACGCCATCAACAGGGCAAAATCCCTCATTTGGATTCCAAAGTCCCTTGACGACTATATGGGACTTGAACCAGAACTGGTGTATGTGAAAGAAGGAGACACAAGTGTCCCGACATCTGATAATCCTGACCAGATACCACTCTCTACAGACTGGACGACACTGAGGATATTCTGTTCAAATCAAATGCACGCCGGAGTGGGACCCCAGAGAGCGATGAGTTTCCTCATCCGTGACAAGGTGTCAAGAAAATATCTTGGCGTCATTACTGTATCTGGAGATTTTCTAGACCTGACAGCCCGTGACGAGAAAATCGGTTGGACGAGGGAACAAAGGACAGATGAAAAGAGGGTTCGGTTTACTGCGATAGGGTCGACCATTATTCCCATGCAACCACTAGGGTTCAATTATGTTGGTGGTAAGTTGTTATCGTTGTTGTGCTTGTCGGAACCGGTGCCTAAGTTGTGGGAAAAATCATACGGTGATAAATTGGTTGGTGTGACCACGACCTCTTTATATGGAAAATACAAGGGGGGTCATGGGATGTCCCAGTATGACAACCTCAAATATTGGAAACGTATGGGGTATTCCAAAGGTAGTATCGCATATCAACCATCTAAGAAGGTCAAGAAGGTTATGCGGAATTGGTTACGAGTGGAAAATCCCAGAAAGTATTGGGAGTACACACTTGCGACCAGAAGGTCTGGTCTACCGTTTAAACGTGATGCAACCAATAGGTGCAACCAAACATGTTACAGGGGTCTGGATATCAAGAGTGACCGTTTCCAAAGTTCCCATGAACGTGGTATCTACTTTGCAAAACTATACACCAACACCAACGAATTTTTACGTGCCGACATCTCAGAGGATAAACTGGAACCTGCGTTTGACAACTCGGTGGAGACCTTGGTTGACCTATGGAAAAACAAGTATGCCCGTCGTAGGATAGAATCCTTGCAACGGAACGACCGTGTGAGTGACGAAACCTTCTTTTTAGACGACCTGGTCACGAAAACATGGCCGGAAACCAAGGAAAAGTATCTCGGTGAGGTCGGTCGTTAGGAAAAAAATGCTAAGTCATTGATTTCTAAGGGTTAAAAGCACAAAATAGTACTTGACATGGTCTACCAGTGTGATAGGATAGTATTGTAATTAGAGATTAATGCAAAACACCCACAAATACGCAAAATACATCGAAAGTAAGAATAAACTTGCTCGCCTGTTGGCGACGGAAAATCTTACTGTTCAGCATGAGGTGGGTATCACCAGTGCGTATTTTGAACCGAAATCCCGAAAAGTTGGACTCCCTGTCTGGAAGGATATGGGCAATGACGTTTATGACCTTTTGATTGGTCATGAAGTTGGTCACGCCTTATACACCCCTCCTAAGGGTTGGCATACCAATGTGAGTAAGAAAGGTAAGGTTTATCAGGGTTACCTCAATATCTGTGAAGATGCACGAATTGAGAAGAAACAGAAAATCAAATATCCCGGTCTGAAAAGAGCCTTCACTGAAGGTTACAGGTGGATGATTAACAACGGCTTCTTTGGTGAGGACATCAAGGGTCGTATTAATGGTATGCCCCTCATTGACCGGCTTAACATAAAACTCAAGGTTGGAACCGCTCTTGATATTGAATTTTCCAAAGAGGAAATGCAGTATGTTAAGAGAATGGAAAACCTCATAACGTTTAAGGATGCTGTAAAACTTGCAGACGAACTTTTTGAAACTCAGAAAAGTGAATCCGACCCCGAACAGTCTGGAACCTCTGAAGGTGGAAAGCCTGGTGAAAACGAAGAAGGTGAGGAAACCGAAGAATCCGGTAGTTCTCCTGATGAAAATGCACAGACCGAAGAAACGGACGGTGCTCCTAGTGGTGAAGAAACTGCTGAAGGTTCTGAAGAAGAAGGTCGGGGTGAAGGAGAAGAAGGTGAAGAAACCGAGGAGACCCAGAGCGATGAAGGAACAGCTAGTGGGGAGACTGGTTCCAAGGAAACCGAAGCTCAGGCTCCTGTATCCCAGACAGACACAGCCTATAGAGAAAATGCTGACCGGTTAGTTGAAAATACAAACGAGTATGAGATTTCATACTTGACGTTGCCGACGCCTAAGTTGGAAAACATCATTGTGAGTACAAAACAGGTTGGTGAAGACTTAAAGAGGTGGACAGAAGAAATTCTCACTGCAAACCGTGTCAGGACCTCTGCACGGCTGTTGAAAACGTGGAGAAACGAAAACAAAGGCCTCATCAATTATCTCGTTAAAGAATTTGAAATGAAAAAGTCCGCTGATGATTTTCGTCGGACATTTACTGCGAAAACGGGCGTTATTGACCCCCTAAAACTTCACACTTACAAGTTCGCTGAGGACATTTTCAAAAAAAGTTCTGTGATGACAGATGGTAAGAACCACGGCCTGATCATGTTTATTGATTGGAGTTCTTCCATGAAACACGACATTTTCAACACCATGCAGCAGTTGCTGACGTTGATTGAGTTTTGCAGAAAGGTCAACATCCCTTACGACGTTTATGCGTTTACCGATGGTTACACTACGGCGTATGGTAGGGGCTTTTCAGAAACTATGAAAAATATCCAAGTAAACGATATAGTTATTACTAACCTCGGCCTCTTGCATCTGTTTTCGTCAAAAATGAAAATTAGAGACCATAAACTCCGTAGTCGGGATATGCTTGGAATGTCCAAGTTCCTAGAGGGCGGAAGGTGGGATTCATGTCCTAAAGGGTACAGGTTATGCTCAACGCCTCTGAATGAAGCCATTATGTGCTCATATGAGATTGTGAAACAGTTTCAAAAAACCAATAATGTGCAAGTTGTGAATACGGTCTTTTTAACCGATGGAGATTCTAACGGTTGTAAAAAGATTGGTCCTCTTCCTAAAATGAAACAGACAAACGAAGTCGTTCCCAGAATATCAATAGATGATCCTTTTAGAGCAGAATTAGTGGGTAATAATGATATTGTCCATGACCCTGTTACGAAAAAAGATTACACTCAAGAGAAAATAAATACTGGTTCTACCTATAGCTCCTGTTGGAATTCAGATAGAAGAAATATGACCAAGGTCCTCTTGACTATCCTTCGGGACCGTTGTGGTGTGAATGCTGTTGGGTTCTTCCTCACAAGTCAACCCATTATTAAAGCATTAGAAGCATTCACCAGTGACGATATTGACCAAGAGGCAACATTAGAGTTTTTTGAGAAACACCAAGCAGTAGTTGTGAAAGATGCTGGTTACAATGAATTATACATCATCAAAGGTGGTAAAGATTTGGGTAAAACTAAGAAACAGCTTGAAGATGAATACCTTGGTAGATTCACCGCCGGTGGATACGAAAGGGATGCCGAAACACTGAAAGAACAATTAGTGAAAATGACAAAGAAAAAGTTGGTTTCACGGGTGATTTTATCGAAATTTATTGACCAGATTGCGTAAAAAAACGCTTGCCACGGTCACCATATGTAGTATAATGGTATTATGAGAGTAGGAAATAGATTGAAAGGAGAACTAAATTTATGTTGACACCTACAAGAAAACGATTTGTGGAGGCTGCCGAAAAGACCTTTGGTCCGGGTGCAGTAATCACCAAATCACAGGTAAAAGAGGTTGCGAAGAAAGCAAAGATACCGTTTCCTTCGTGGTTCGCAAGAACTGAGTTCCGTGTATCCCACGGGAAATATCAGGTACCTAATACAGGCACCACAACTCCTGTTATGACAGTTGTGGAAGAGTCACAGCCCGGAGCAAATAACGTTACCCTCGCAACGGTCACATCGACCGCCAGGGAGGAGTGCTTAATTCCTCAGAAGGACAAGTTATTCGTTAAATTCGGGTTCTTTACAAAGTTGCGGAAAATCATAGAATCACAGTTATTCTACCCCATTTTCGTCACTGGTCTTTCCGGTAACGGAAAAACTTTCATGGTTCAGCAAGCATGTGCTGCCGCAAAACGGGAATTGATACGGGTCAATCTCACGGGTGAAACTGATGAAGATGACCTAATCGGTGGTTTCCGGCTCGTCAATGGTGAGACAGCGTTCTTTAAGGGACCTGTTATCGAAGCCATGGAACGGGGCGCTATATTGCTTCTGGACGAAATTGACCTTGCAAATCCCGCAAGAGTTATGTGCTTGCAGTCAATCCTAGAGGGTTCTGGATATTTCATCAAAAAGACTGGTGAATATGTAAAACCTGCTCCAGGGTTCACCGTTATCGCAACTGGTAACACCAAGGGTAAAGGGTCAGAAGATGGTCAGTTCATCGGAACCAACATCTTGAATGAAGCTTTCCTTGAGAGGTTCCCCATTACAGTTGAGCAGGATTATCCCGCAAAATCTGTTGAACAAAAAATCTTGAGTAAGGTATTCGAGTCCTTGAACCTCAAGAAAGAAACCGAGTTTATTGGTCTCCTCGTTGAGTGGGCCGATTTAACCCGAAAGACTTTCCTAGAGGGTGGTTCAGATGACATCATCTCCACCAGACGGTTAGTCCATATCGCCAATGCGTTCTCAATCTTTGAGGACAGGATGGAATCAATCAAGTTGTGCGTCAACCGGTTTGACGAGGAAACGAAAACTTCCTTCCTTGACTTCTACACCAAGATTGATGAACAGTCCAGAATGTCTGACTTGGAAGAATCCGAGACAGGCGGAGAAAATAAAGAAGAAGAAGAAGGTGTCACCACCAAGGATGGTGATGCAGACGAAAGTCTGGCTCCTTTCTAAAAACGTCAACATAAACTTCTACAGGGAGAAATTCTCCCTGTTTTTTTATATAAATAAGACGGTGAAATTTGTAACATAATATGAGGTATAGGTATGGAAATTACAATTGATGCGAAAGAACTCCAGAAAAGAAAAATATTTGTAGCTACCCCTATGTATGGGGGTATGTGTTCTGGTATGTACACCAAGTCAACCGCAGATTTAGCGTTGCTATCTGCAAAGTATGGTGTAGAGGTCAGGTTCTTTTACCTGTTCAATGAGTCTCTTGTGACAAGGGCCCGAAATTATCTAGTGGATGAATTTCTCAGGTCTGATTGCACCCATTTAATGTTCATTGATAGTGACATTGGGTTTGATGCTAACGACGTATTAGCACTCGCTGCCCTATCAGGTGGTGACAAAGACATTATCTGTGGCCCATACCCAAAGAAAACGATTGCGTGGGAGAAAATTAAAAAGGCAGTTGATAAGGGATATGCAGACCAAGACCCAAACGATTTAGATAAATACGTTGGAGACTATGTGTTTAATCCAGTCGAGGGAGATACATCACTTAAAATAAACGAACCAGTAGAGGTCCTAGAGGGCGGAACTGGTTTCATGATGATACAACGTAAGACCCTAGAGAAGTATCAAGAAGCATACCCTGAGTTTATGTACAAACCAGACCATGTGAGAACAGAAGCATTTGATGGTTCACGGGAGATTATGGCATTTTTTGATTGTGTGATTGACTCCAAAAGCAGACGATACCTCTCAGAGGATTATATGTTCTGTCAGTGGGCAAGAGCCGCTGGATTGAAAGTTTGGTTATGTCCATGGATGCATTTGATCCATACAGGGTCATACAACTTTGGTGGTTCCTTAATAGATTTAGCTGCAATTGGTGTAGCTGCGACTGCCGATATGGATGAGATGAACCGACAAAAAGAAGTAAAGAAACAACGGAAAAAGAAAGGGAAAAAATGATGCTGAAATATGATGAGGACAAATACCTAGATGAGGTGAAAAAATATATCCTCTCTACGTATAGTCAGCACTATGTCGGTCAGGAAGACCAGGTTCAGGTGCTCGATTTGTTGGAGTCTGTAGGCATCGTAGAAGAACATATACGAGCATCCTGTATCAAATACGCTTCACGATATGGTAAAAAAGGAGGACGCAATAAAGATGACCTTCTCAAGTTGGCTCACTATGCTATCTTACTCCTGTATTTTACCGACAAGAAAAATCTTGACATTGCCTCAAAATAGGTGTATAATACCTAATATAATGAAATAATGGAGTGACAGTATATAATGAATATTTCAGATAAGACAGTAGATATCCTCAAGAACTTTGCAACGATCAATCAAGGGCTGGTCTTTGACACTACGGATGAGTTGGCAACAATGTCACCGAGTCACACCGTCCTGGCTGTTGCGAAGTTGGAGACACCGTTTCCAAAAGAATTTGCTATCTACGACCTAAACCTCTTTCTTGGAGTTTTGGATTTGTTTGACAAACCGACATTCAAATTCGCAGACAATTACCTGATGATTAACGGTAAAACCTCACAGAGCATATACCGTTTCGCAGACCCACAGACAGTCAGTTCACCCAAGAAGAAAACGCTAGATATGGAAGATGAACTTTTGACATTTGAACTCAAAGCTGATGTCTTAGATGAGGTCTTGAAAGCTGCTAGGGTGATGCAGAGACCCAATATCGTGTTTACATGTGATGGTACAAACGTAATGATGCAAGCTACAGATGTGAATGATAGCTTATCGCATACCTATAAAAAGGTGGTCTTAACAGACCTTAAGGCGATACCCAAATTCAGAAACGTAATGAAGATAGAGTATTTCAAATTGCTTTCTGCCACGTATCAGGTAACTCTATCTACACGTATGACGGTATTTGAAAACGACACCATGAAATATTATGTCGTTGTTGAATCCAATGACTAAAGAATACCTGTGGGTTGAGAAGTATCGGCCCACCACAATTGATGATTGTATTCTACCTAATGGTTTGAAATCCAACTTCTCGGACCTATTGAAACAGGGTAATCTTCCAAATCTCCTGTTACATGGGGGTCCGGGTGTGGGTAAAACTACTGTTGCTAAGGCTTTGGTCAACCAGTTGGGGTCAGACTACATCGTAATCAATGGTTCCATGGAAGGTAACATTGACACCCTAAGAAACAAAATCCAGAACTATGCGTCAGCTATGTCCCTTGTCAACGATGGTAAGAAATATGTAATCCTAGATGAGGCAGACTATCTTAACGCAATATCTACACAACCCGCTCTCAGGAACTTCATGGAGGAGTTCTCCAAGAGTTGTGGGTTCATCCTAACATGTAATTATATCAACAGAATTATCAAACCCCTGCATGGCAGGTGTTCCATTGTCAATTTCAAAATTGGCAATCAGGAAAAACCCCTCTTAGCATCACAGTTCCTGAAACGTATTGAGTACATTCTGAACGCAGAAGGTGTCCAATATGACCAGAAGGTCATTGCAGAGATGATTATGAAGTATATGCCAGACTGGCGTAGACTCATCAACGAACTCCAAAGGTATGCGGCATGTGGTCAGATTGATGCTGGTGTTCTGGTTCAGGTTTCTGACAAGACCTTTATGGACTTGGTGACGACACTGAAAGAAAAGGAGTTCACCAATATGAGAAAGTGGGTTGGAGCAAATCTAGATAACGACTTTGAAAGTTTGTGTAGGAGACTGTACGACACCTGCTATGACTACACCAAACCAGAGAGTGTGCCTCAGTTGGTCATCACACTGGCAGAATACCAGTACAAGAACGCCTTCGCATCCGACACCGAAATCAACACCGTTGCGATGCTCACAGAAATTATGATGAACGTGGAGTTTAATTAGATGAAAAAACAGAGTATGAAAACCAAAATTGTAGAAGCGGTAGTATCAGATTATAATAACCCTGTATCTCAGAAAATAGTGGCTCGTCGCATGAAGCGTTATGGATACGCTTCTCACAGCTATTATGAAAGCTTGAATGAATTGATCTCTGGTGGCATAATTAAACGGTTTGGAACCAGAGGTTTATACCTCTATGAGAATCACAATAACGCCATTAGGGCCATATTAGATGAGCCCGTTGATAGATCCAAGTTGCCGGCGTCGGATGCGAGTGGTATCTATGCTTTTTTTGTGAAATGTCCCATATGGGACTGGTGGATTCTCAAGGTAGGAAAATGCACAAATAAGGCAGCACGAGAAAAGGACTATAGAGGTACTATTGGTAGTATTGTGTTCCAATATTTCAGACCAGTTCCTAAGAATCGATTAACAAAGGCAGAAAATGCGACGCTAGCATTTTGTAGAGATCAAGGTTGGAATCCAAATGGAAATACTGTCGAGCAATTTGTGATAGGTGATGATGAAGCAAAAAAGATAGCAATGCAACGTTTAGACGAGTTTATGATACAAATGCCTTCTACATATGCGTATACCAATACCAAAAAAGCTCATATTATTGACACTTTAGATGGAAAGCAGGATGTTAGGGATAAACGCCCACCTTGTGCTTTTATGGCTAACACACCCGCAGGTATATATACAAAGGCAGGCTACGGTGAAAGGCCAAGAAAAATATTAACACATGTTGCGCCAAAAACTCCGGGCTCTGTTGAACTTGAGGTATACCCCACACCTCAGCCCCGTTATATTGGCCAACTTGCCCACACGATAAGGAGGTGCACCCTCCTGGATGTGAAAATCAAAGAAGAAAAAGAAAAAAACAGGCAAAGGTTAGATGAATTAGATGAATCCGTTTGATTATGTGAAAGCAATTAACAGAGGTCAGGACATCATCCGTGATTCGGATGACCCCGACCTGATGGAAAAAGGATTTGAATCACACTCTTTTCTTATCCATAGAACGTTCTCCTATTTCCATGACACCATCTGGTTTGCTAACCAAATGAATCAATACTATGATATTCCTGCTAAACTAAAGAATGATTTTTACCTAAATACTATTAGACCTAAAAGTAGGTTTACCGAATGGGCTAAAAAGGACACTCAGAAAAACTTTAAGATAGTTCAAGAGTATTATGGATATAACAATAAGAAAACTTTGGAAGCCTTGAGTATATTGACTGATGCGGAACTGGAAGTTATTGCGTATAAAAATGACAAAGGTGGCAGACAATAAGAACACAAGAGGAGACAACTAAATGGGAGTTTTTGATGAACTAGGTGTGGGAGTGGAAGTGACATTAGAAAACGAACAAGACTTTTTAAAAGTGCGAGAAACCCTAACAAGAATGGGTGTTGCTTCCAAGAAAACGAAAACCTTATACCAGTCTTGCCACATTCTACATAAACAGGGAGAGTATGCGATAGTTCATTTCAAAGAACTATTTGCCCTTGACGGAAAACCAACCAACATATCATCAAATGATATTGCTAGGAGAAACTCCATAGCAAACCTATTAGACGAATGGGACTTGGTAAAATTAGTGAACCCGTGGATAGAAGACGAACCAATGGCATCTTTGAACCAGATAAAAATTCTACCATTCAGTGAGAAAGAGGAATGGACTCTTTCAGCGAAGTATAATATAGGAAAAAGAAAATAGGTATTGTATATAAAACGAGAAAGCCACCTGTTACGGTAGGTGTGAAGGCGCTATCCAACTTTGTGAAACTGCCCTCGTATGAGACAGAACACTCCGTCGGCATGGACCTGTATGCTGCGATTGAGAAACCTATTATCATCCCCAGAGGCAAATTTAACCTACAAGACAACATGGCAATCATTCCGTGTGGTATTTCCGTATCACTCCCCATAGGGTTTGAGTTACAAATCCGACCCCGTTCTGGACTCGCAGCAAGACACCATATTACAGTTCTGAACACACCCGGAACAATTGATAGTGATTATCGTGGTGAAATCAAGGTTATCCTCATAAATCATAGCAAAATGAAAGGTTTCCGTGTCAATCCGGGTGACCGAATTGCACAAATGGTGCCACAGATGGTGCCCCAAATCGAATGGGACTTGAAAGAAGAACTTGATGATACCACAAGAGGTTCCGATGGTTTTGGCTCAACCGGAGTATAATATCGGTCACAACTCTGGTGACTGCGTTCTCACTATAGAAGTACGTCTATTCAACAGTCTATCCTCATATGATGGTCATGGATCCATGGAAGTGGAAGCAGGGACCAGTATAGGTGACATCCTGAACCGTTGTGGCATTCCATCCAGTGAAGTTTTTCTGGTGCTGGTCAACGGACGAGACATCACCCCCCATATAAACGGTGGTCCCCGACTAGGTTTCACTGTGGATGAGGGTGATGTGGTCGCATTTTCAGGTCCCGTCCCTTACGGTTGGGGTTACGGGTCACCAGTTGTTTAATTTACTTGCCATTTACTGTAAAGTGTGTTATAAATATAATACAGTTGTAGGAATGCCTGCGTGGGTTCCTACGAATATTAACCTTGCTTTATAAGGAGGCAATAAAAATGAATAATCTAATGAACTTTAGAGATTGGCCGAGTTTGGGAAACTTTAATACAAAAGACATGGGATTGTGGACAGTAGGCTTCGACAAAGTTGTCGAACAACTGGAATCAGCCCACAACCAACTTGGTAAATACATCCCGGGCTATCCCCCATACAACATAAAGAAAACTGGAGATGACACATATGTTATTGAACTAGCAATTGCTGGTTTCAGTAAGAGTGAAGTCGAAGTGAATGTTGAGGGTGATACGTTACGGATTACTGGTAAGTCCGAATCTGTTGATGAAACTGATGAGGAGAAGGGTCTTGGGTTCCTGTACAAAGGGATCTCAAACCGTGAATTTACCCGGGCATATACTTTAGCAGACCATGTTGAGGTGAAGCACGCCGAAATGGTCAATGGACTATTGAAGGTGTTTTTAGAGAATGTTATTCCCGAATCAAAGAAACCTACCAAGGTTGACATTAAAGGGAAGGACTAACTAACATGACTCGCAGTCCATAATAAGGGGTTTTGCTGCGAGTCCAGAGGGGAGCCCCAATCTCTCGGCTGCCGAGAGGCAGCTGCGGGGTTCCCCTCACCCTCTAACAAAAGGAGTATATTATGAACTTAGAACAGTTGAAAACTGAACTAATTGATGATGAGGGCATTAGGCTTGACGTTTATCTAGATTCAGAAGGTTATCCCACCGTCGGTATAGGTCATTTGATAGAACCGAAGGACAATTTCCTCTATCATGTGGGCGAAACTATATCAGAAGAATTGTGCGATGTGCTTTTCCTGAAAGACCTTGACGAAGCGACCGTAACTTGTCATAAGACATTTTCAGATTTTTATACGTATCCAGAGGATGTGCAACACGTCCTACTTAACATGGCGTTTAATCTTGGCCAAACAAGATTTGGTAAATTCAAGAACATGATTGCGGCCGTCAAATCCCGTGATTGGGAAACAGCAGCAGACGAGATGAAGGATAGCAGATGGTATCACCAAGTTGGTGGTAGGTCGGTGAGACTCGTACAACGAATGAGAGAGGCAACTTACATTACTAATAAATACACACAACGCCAATGGGACAGAGTAGTTGGTTATGGTAAAGTTCCAAAGGAGTACAAACAATGACACCACTAAATGATAGAGGAAAGTTCCTAGTTAGCTTGTATATGCTTACGTTTATAGGTATGTTTCTGTTGTCTGGTTGTTCTGGAGTTTTAACTAAGGTAGCTGGTGGTTTAATATCATCATGGACAGCCGAATTGATTATGCAAACAAAGACAACCGTTGACGTTGCAAGTCTCATAACAACACAAAAGACTTCAACTGACCATATTGCTAGTGCAGTAACAGATAAAGATTGTTCCACATTCCATTTCCTTGAGGATAGCAACACAAAGAAAGCTGGATTACAACCCAGTAAGTTTTGTCAAAACAAAACGTCATGGTGGACACCCGATGTGGATAAAGCACAAAGATTAAAAGAAGCACCAACCCCCGTTGACTTGCCCACAACATATATCAATTTCAACACACAACTTGATACAACATCAACTTCATGGGTAGATATTGCTAAACAAACACAGATGCGGTATTTGAGAATTGATAAGGGTTATAATATTGTTGCACTTACGAGACCATCAAGATGAGGAAAACAGTATTTCCAGGCGCACTAAGTATAACTCACATCCGTAACTCAATAACGCCTGCGGAGGAACGGTTGAGAAAGAATTTGGTTATCCTTACGTTCTTATCATATGCCGTTTCCATAAGCATATTCTGATGTAATGTGTATAAATAGAGTATAAATAGAAGGGATAGAAACAACCCATTAGGAGAAAATATTAAAACGTTAAAATAGTGCCCTGCTTTTCTGGCTGTTCATCTTCATAGGGCTTAAAGAACGAAAGAGCTTGCCGATGGAAAAATTAATAGCACTGCTGTTTGTGTGGATTTCCACACATACTCCCTACATCACAGAAAATTTAGACGACCCAAACGTTGTGCTAGTACCTCAACAGGAATTGTATGAGAGAGCAACAAAAAATCACCCGGGTTATTCTGGATTGAAAGAGACTCACGTTGATAAATTTTTTGGATTGTATGACGCACACACAAAAACCATTTACCTCAGTGACACGTTTAATCCCGACAAATATCAAGATCGGGAGAAACTGTTACATGAGTTGGTTCACCACGTTCAGAGAGAGACTAGAGCCTCATTTGAATGTGATAGGCATAGAGAAAAAGAAGCATACATATTAGGTGGTCAATACCTTTGGGAAAAGATGAGACCCGACCCTATCAAACATATGCGAAAGAAGTATATTAGGTTTTTCAGTAATTGCCCCAAAAATGTGCCAGATGGTACTGTTATAAGAGAGAATAATTAGAGTTGACTTTTCAGTATACTTGTGTTATACTTAGAAAATGAACGTAACACAGGAGTTTAGAATATGGCCGTTAAAGTAGTAAGATTGGTGACCGGTGAGGAAATTATCGGTGATGTCACAGAAACAGACCAGACATACAGAATAAAGAAACCAGCTGCGTTTCAGATGGTTTCAGGTAAAACTGGTCAACCTCAACTTGCCATGGTTCCAGGTGCACCTATGAGCAAAGAAAATGTGATAACGATTGGTAGGGATAAAGTGATGTATGTGTATTTTCCAGTCACAGAACTAGAAAACAATTACAGCAAAGCCTTTGGTAGTGGGTTACTTACGGTGGGACCAGAACTCATCACATAATGTACTTCTATACAAATGCCCATGCCGTAGGTAATAATGTGTTGGTACGTGGATATGACAATGGGAAGCAGTTTTTCAAGAAAATTCTATACTCACCGACCCTCTATATCCCCACAAAAGACCTAGAGTCCCAATACAAAACCTTAGATAACGCTCCTGTCGAACCCAAAAAGTTTCAGACGATACGGGACGCTAAGCAGTTTGTACAGAGATACCAGGGTGTTAATAATTTTGACATCTATGGGAACTTTAGATTTACCCACACGTATCTCAACGAAGAATTTCCGGGCAAGGTCGTCTTTGACAAATCACTCATACGTGTTGCGAACATTGACATTGAGGTGAAAAGTGACGATGGGTTCCCCTCACCCACAGACGCCTTCGCACCGATAACTGCGATTACACTGGAGTATAACAACGTGTTCTACGCCATCAGTTGTGGGGACTACACACCGAAGGACAAGAACGTCAAGTACCTCAAGTGCAAGGACGAGAAAGACCTGATACTAAAATTTCTGAAGTTGTGGAACAAGATTAAACCCGATGTGGTCACAGGATGGAACATCACGTTTTTCGATATTCCCTATTTGATCAACAGGACGACCAACATCCTAGGTAAGCGTGTCGCTAAAACGTTCTCGCCGTGGGGGTTGTTCACCGACAGAACCACAACCATCATGGGCAAAACCCAACAACTGTTCGACATTGTAGGCATCGCTGTCTTGGACATGTTGGAGATATATAAGAAGTTCACCCAAGAAAAACGAGAGTCATACAAACTGAACTATATTGCCCATGTAGAGTTAAACGAGAGGAAGATAGACTACTCGGAGTATCGAACCCTGTATGACCTATATGAAAAGAATTTCGAGAAATACATTGACTACAACATCCATGACACCCGACTGGTCCAACGCATTGACCAGAAAGGGGGGTTCATCGACCTCGTATTGACCGCAGCATATGACGCAAAGGTCAACTATTCAGATGTGTTCACTCAAATCAGGCTGTGGGACACAATCATCCACAACTACCTTCTAGACAGAAAAATTGTCGTTCCACAGAAGAAGAAAACCCCCAAGAATCATCCATATGAAGGTGCTTACGTGAAGGACCCACAGGTGGGGATGCACGAATGGATTGTCAGTTTCGACTTGGTGAGTCTGTATCCTCACCTCCACATGCAGTATAATTTGTCCCCAGAAACCATCATTGAAGACATACATATTGATAAGCACATTAAGGTGAAGGACGTAATCAGTGGTAAGGTTAAGAATGATACAGAGTATGCCTTAGCTGCGAACGGATACTATTTTGACAAATCTAAGCAGGGGTTTCTACCAGAAATTATTGAAACCATGTTCAATGACCGGGCACGAGCAAAGAAGAAGATGCTCCAAGCCTACAAAGACATTGAATCCATTAAGAAGGAGTTGAAGAAACGGACATGAAATACCTATTGATACCACTAATGTTCTTACTCGGTTTCCTGACCGTCGTTGCCCTTGTTGATTTACTCATAACGATGACACCAGCAC